ATGCCTATTCAGCAACTTCCGCTTATGAAAGGTGTCGGCAAAGACTTTAGAAACGCTGACTATATCGACTATCTGCCAGTGAATATGTTGGCTACACCCAAAGAAATACTCAACAGCAGCGGATATCTTCGCTCATTCCCGGGCATTGCCAAACGTTCTGATGTGAATGGTGTATCGCGCGGTGTCGAGTACAACATGGCGCAGAATGCTGTTTATCGCGTTTGCGGTGGCAAGTTGTATAAGGGCGAAAGCGAGGTCGGTGATGTTGCCGGAAGTGGTCGCGTATCAATGGCGCATGGTCGAACATCTCAGGCGGTAGGAGTTAATGGTCAACTGGTCGAGTATCGCTATGATGGCACGGTTAAAACAGTCTCAAACTGGCCTACAGACAGCGGATTCACTCAGTATGAGTTAGGTTCGGTCCGCGACATTACGCGATTACGTGGGCGTTATGCGTGGTCAAAAGACGGCACCGATTCATGGTTTATCACTGACCTTGAAGACGAATCGCACCCTGACCGCTACAGCGCACAATATCGTGCAGAATCGCAGCCTGACGGCATCATCGGCATAGGTACATGGCGAGACTTTATCGTCTGCTTTGGTTCATCGACGATTGAATATTTTTCCCTGACAGGTGCAACCACCGTTGGTGCCGCTTTGTATGTTATCCAGAATCCAGAGCAGCTATCACACATGCTGACTACTATGTCTCTCGGTGCGCTTGGACCAGAAAAGGCGTTTGCTGTTCAGGATAATATGGCTGGTCGTGAAATTGACCGAGGCAGGCTGGCAGAGACAATCCGCAGCAATCAGGCTGGTGAAGCACTTCAGGCGAGAGGGCAAAACCTTTCCTATCAGTCAGCAATGACTGGGCACAATATCGCAGCACAACGCTTGGCTCTGGATCAGCAAGAGTTCGGGTTTAAGATGCAGCAAGCGCAGGAAAAGGCTCAGCAGTTGATTAGCGAAGCACCTAAGCTGTCAGTAAACATGGAAAAAGGCATCGAGACGGCTGTAAACAATGCTACAGCATCATCAAACTCAGCCAATTCTATGAGTGCGCTTGCTCAACAGTTCAGAGCAGAAAAACCAACGACAGGTTTGTTCGGTAACGCACAGAACATGTTCGCAAAACTTACCGGAAGCGATACAACATTGCGTGATTTGCGCATTCGCCAAAATGCCCTTGTTAACAGTCAGGTTCTTAAATTCCTACCTCCCGGCCCAGCAACGGATAAAGACGTTGAGATCGTTCGACAGGGTGCGCCAACTGACATGGATAACCCTGAGACGGTCGCAAGATGGCTTGATGCAATGGCAAACCTTGAGCGACGAAACGCGCAGTTTAATGAGTTTAAAGCCGAGTGGATGAGCGCGAATGGCAACCCTGGACAATCGCGTAATGGCGGTCAGATATTGGGGTTGGATGTTAAAAAAGGTGAATCATTGGGGAGTGCCGTTAAGCGGTATATGTCAATGAATACTGACGCAGCGCCAGCACAAGATTCGACACCTTCAGGAGAACCACGGAATCAGGTTGGATCATATACCTCAAAATCAGGCATTCAATTTACGGTGGAATGATGAAAGTAACTGCAAACGGTAAGACATTTACCTTTCCTGATGGTACGAGCACCGAAGATATTGGCACCGCCATTGATGAGTATTTTGCTGGTCAGGCTGTTCAGCAACAAACAGTTAATCAGGCCAATAATGCACCAACACGGGAAGAATCATCATTGATGCAACAAGCTGGCGATTGGCTCACTGGTGGTCAAAGTGCAGGGCAAATTGCAGAACAGGCTGGTCGTGGTCTGGTAAACATACCATTTGACGTATTGCAGGGCGGCGCAAGTCTGATTAATGCAATCAGTCAGGGGCTTGGTGGACCCAAGGTTTTGGATGATGTTTATCGTCCAGTAGACAGACCGACAGACCCCTACGCGCAAGCCGGTGAAACAATTGGTGGGTATTTAGTTCCAGGAGTTGGAACGGCAGGAAGCATGGCTATTGGATCACTGGCAGAGGCCGCAAATCAGAAAGGCGATTTCGCACAAAATGCAGCTAAAAATGCCGGAGTTAACCTTGCCACTCAGGGTGTTCTTTCCGCAGCAGCAAAGGGAATAGGGCGTGGAATAACGGCTATAAAAGGTGATATTGCGCCAGAAGTGGCGAAGAAAATTGCCACATCAGAATCGATGGGCGTGACACCAATGACATCTGATGTTATCCCGCCGAAAAATGCTTTCACTCGCGGCCTAACTCAGGATGCCGAGGGGGCTTTGCTCGGGACAGGCTCAAAGCGAGCGGAGCAATATGCAACGCGTAGTAAGCTGGTAAGTAATTATTTTGACCGTTTTGGTGAGTACAACCCTGATGATGTGGTGAAATCTCTTACCACCACGTTAAGGGGGCGGAAGGATGCCGCTGGCGCTGTTATCAATGACGTCACCAATAAAATGGGTAATGCCGCAGTTGATACCACAAATACCATGAATGCTCTGAATACAGCGATCGCAAGACAGGAACGGCTTGGGACGTCTGCCAATCAAAGCCTGCTTACATCCTTGCGTAACCTACGTGAAGAATTAGCAAACCCTGCAACTGATTTGGATGTTACGTTTGATCTCTTGCGTCAGCACAGAACAGCATTTAGATCTAATGTTCAGGGAGATGCTATGGTCTTCCCCAACCAGGCAAAAGCAGCTACCAATATGGTAGAGAATGCAATGTCAAAAGACCTTCGTAACGCAGTTGCTAAAAACCTCGGTGCATCAGACGCAGCAAAATACCTTAAAGCAAATTCCGATTATGCAAACGTTTATAATAAGGTGCTTAATAAAAACATTGCTAACAAGCTCAACAAGGCAAGCAGTGAAGCCAGTCCTGAACTTATAAATACCGTTGTATTAAGCAGAAAACCATCTGACGTGAAACGAATATGGAGCGCCATGGATGATAAAGGGAAAGATGCTATGCGTGCAGCTTACGTCAGCAAAATAGCGGAAAAGGCCGGTGACTCTCCAGCCAAGTTCATCACTGAAGTTAATAAGCTGAAATCTCAGTCAGGCGGTGAAATTTACAACACTATTTTTTCTGGAAAGCACATGAAAGAGCTTGATGCTCTTCATGAAGTTCTACAGCAAACAGCAAGGTCAGACACCGCAAATGTAGTAACTCAGACGGGGCAATCACAAGCCAACAGGATAAGGACGATTGGCGCAACTGCGACTCTTGGTGTATCAATGGGGCTTGAGGCTGGCTTTGGTGCAATGATGCGTTTGTATGAGTCCAAAGCAGCAAGGAATGCTCTCTTACGTCTGGCAAACACTAAAGCTGGAACGCCAGCCTATGAAAGAGCGTTGAGTAACGCTGCAAATGCCATCAGGCCGCTGCTTGCTACTGAGGCAACACAGCAGTAACGTATGGGGAATTGGATTCAATCGTTAACATTTTCTTTTTACTTTTCCAACAAAAGCTTTGGTTGAATCCATATTCCCATAACCAGAAATGGTTTTCGACATTAAAACTGTTCCATTAGGATGTATTACCCATGAGTCGATAACTCGTTGAGTTTCGCCATTCGCGCCGATTCCAATGATGGAGTTTTTAGACAATGCTTTGTAAGCCATGCCGCCCGCATCCGTCCCAGAATATGTGATACTGGCATCTTCACCGTTTGTCTTAATGATGAATGTTCCACTAAAACCATCTTCTTCCGGTTGAAAATTATTTCGTTCTGAATAGCTTATTCCGTGCATATCTCCAACGACCCAGCACTCTGCTGAGACAGAAAAAGAGAAGACAAGGAAAGCCATTGCTATAATCAATTTCATTTTAAGCCCTTATTGTTATTGATTCTTTTTGCACGGAAATGTTTTTCCTACTGCTAGGGCGGTTAGTATAACTGCACTCTCATTTCTTGATTCTGGTTTTTTGTTTAGATATTTCTCAACGATATCGGTGTATTGATACATGTCAACGCCATCAGGAGGACATAGAGAACCAATTAGTATCAATGAGTCAGTTACTCCGCGCAAATATCCAGTAATGTAAAGCGATGAAAAATCATCACCCTTTTTACCTTGTTGAATGTTGTAAAGAAGGTCATTACCCGTTTGAAGCTCGCGCAGCTCAGCACTGGAAGAAGAGACAACTGCTAACAAGAACAGTGATAGAAATCTCATTTCAAATCCTTTTCATAAATCTTTTTAAGTGTCTCAAACACTATAGCCTTGAACTGCTCAGCCTGCTGATCAGCCAAGCGTTCAGCTTCGTCGCGATATCCTGTAATCGGTGATGGTTTTGATAGTGCATCCTGAACGATTTGTAATAACTCAGAGTTCATTGACCTTCCGTTAGCCTCGGCTCTTAATTTCAATTTTTCTCTTACTTCCAAAGGCATACGGAAGTTAAAGTGCGGATCATCTCTAGCCATGCCATCACTCCAAGTTAGTGTATTGACATGATAGAAGCACTCTACTATATTCTCAATAGGTCCACCGTGGACCTATATTGTGAGGTGAACATGAAAGGAATGAGCAAAATGCCACAGTTCAATTTGCGGTGGCCTAAAGAAGTATTGGATTTGGTACGCAAGGTGGCGGAAGAAAATGGTCGGTCTGTTAATTCTGAGATTTATCAGCGAGTAATGGAAAGCTTTAAGAAGGAAGGGCGCATTGGTGCGTAAAGTTGAAGCCCCAACTGCTGTAACAGTCAGGGCTTCGGCATCAACAAATCGGATTAGGAAATATTGACATGAAAAGTATAGCAAAGGCACAAAACGATTTCACCATCTTCAAATTCGGCGACAGTGAAATCCGCGTCATCAACAAGTGCGGTGAGCTGTGGTTTGTAGCTAAAGATGTTTGTGATGCTTTAGATTTGACTAACTCACGCAAGGCGCTTACTGCACTTGATGACGATGAAAAGGGAGTAACTTTAAGTTACACCCTTGGTGGTGAGCAGAATCTAAGCATTGTGAGCGAATCAGGTATGTATACATTGGTTCTGCGCTGCCGCGATGCAGTCAATAAAGGTTCAGTCCCGCACAAATTCCGCAAGTGGGTAACAGCAGAAGTTCTGCCTTCAATTCGCAAACATGGCGAGTATGTAAAAGGAAAGAAAACCACTGTTGAGGAAAGAACACCGCTACGCGATGCAGTAAACATGCTGGTAGGAAAGAAAGGACTTCGCTATGACGATGCATACAATATGGTTCATCAGCGTTTTGGTATTGACAGCATTGATGAACTTTCAATTGAACAAATCCCGCTGGCCGTAGAGTACATCCACAGGGTAGTGCTTGAAGGTGAGTTCATTGGCAAACAAGAGAAGAAAACCAACGAGCTTTCTGCAAAAGAAGCAAACAGCCTTGTATGGTTATGGGATTATGCCAACCGCTCACAGGCATTATTCCGCGAACTGTATCCGGCGCTAAAACAAATTCAATCGAACTATTCCGGCAGATGCTACGACTACGGTCATGAATTCTCGTATGTTATCGGAATGGCGAGAGACGTTTTAATAAACCACACACGAGATGTTGATATTAATGAGCCAGACGGACCAACGAATCTTTCCGCATGGATGAGACTTAAGAATAAAGAATTGCCTCCTTCAGTACATAACTACTGACAGATAACCAACGCAACGACCCAGCTTCGGCTGGGTTTTTTTATGCCCAAAATTCACCCGTAGCTACGCTGCGGCGATTCCTTGTATCTGGAGCAAATTAAATGACAGACATTACAGCCAATGTGATCGTATCGATGCCTTCGCAACTCTTCACTATGGCGCGTTCTTTTAAAGCCGTAGCCAATGGCAAAATTTATATCGGTAAAATTGACACTGACCCGGTAAATCCTGAAAACCAGATTCAGGTTTATATAGAGAACGAAGACGGCTCTCACGTTCCTGTTTCGCAACCAATCATCATTAATGCTGCTGGATATCCGGTATATAACGGACAGATTGCCAAATTCGTTACCGTGCAAGGCCATTCTATGGCTGTTTATGATGCGTATGGGGCGCAGCAGTTCTATTTTCCTAATGTGCTGAAGTATGACCCTGATCAACTACGGCAGCAATTAGAAGACCCGGATGGAGCTAAAAAATATCCTGAATTGCAGATATCTCGGTGGAGGGACGATTGTGATGTAAGAGGGTGGGGGGCAAAAGGCGATGGTATAACAGATGATACATCTGCATTGATCTTGGCTGCAGAATATGCACGAGAATCATCCAGAACATTACGAGCGGAAGGTAATTTTATTATTACGGAGACATTAAATCTTCGTAATGTCAGCCTAGAAATGACCAATGCTGTTTTTACCATATCCCACTCAGGGATAGGGGTATTGCTTGGCGGGAATGCATCAAACCCTAACAACCCAAGACAAAACTTCGGAACGATTATCAGAAATTCTGGTATTTCATCTGAAACGACACCGGATATTCGTATTATCGGGGCAAAAGGGCAGCATATTAACATTGAGCGTTGCGACTACTTACAGTTATATGCAAACTCTGATGATTCAGTATATGAAACAGATTATTCTATAGCCTACTCAACCTTTAACCTGAAAAAGGTCGATACAATTCATTTTCTTGGTGTAGTTAGAGGTTGGATAAACGAAAACAAGTTTTACCTAAACAGGACAAATAATGTGATTATTGCTGATAATCCGTATTCACATAATCACAACAAGTTTTTTGGTGGAACGATGGAGAATACTGGGGTTATTGATATTCAGCGTGGTAATAATAATCATTTTTACGGACTCCGTTTTGAGCGCAGACCAGACAACCCAGATGACACACAAAGAATTAATTTTGGTAGTTATACGTGGAATAATTCTGTTCAGGCATCATGGCTTAGCTTTTCTGCATATACCAATGAACCATATAACCCAAACAATCTTGTAACTGTCACTGATAATGGTAATGGAAATGCTGTATATCATATTCAGGAAGAACTAACTAATGAAGTGTCGCTTTTTTCAGTGAGTGAGAAAACGCCATTTTTATCAAGCGTTAATATGGGAAGTTCAGATACACCTGATTATGTTACAGATGTAAAAAATGTGCGAAATTTAATTCATCTTGTTAATGGTAGTTTTGCTATTGGACGTAACTTCAGGACAATTTGGGAATCAGGTGATATAAGCGTCAGGAATGGCGATGTGTTTGCATTTACTTCTGATGTCAGCGCATTCCGCATAAGGGTTTATGGAATTGACGAGAATGGCAGTGTTATTACAAATGAGCCTGAAGGGATTGGTTTTCCAGGGGCTTCATGGGATGATGAAAACAGTCGTTTTACTACCCAGTCTAACATCGGTAATGCAAAGTTTAGGATAACCGACAAAGGAGGAGTAAAATCAATAAGGGTTGTCATTCTGTCGGGTGGTAATACATCTGGAATTACCTTCAAATATATCAGATTTACCGGAAGATATTATAAGGATAGTTCTGCGTATCCTCGAAGAAATATGGATGATCATAATATCCACAGGTCTGGTGCTGTGATGTTTAATTCATCACTTGATGTCAAAATGGAAAATATAGCATCAGGTGTTACCTGTTATGTAAAAGATGCATCTGATGTTAAGGTTAATATATTCAGAAATAGATACGTTGTTAAATCGGTGTCCGGAAATACTATATATGTGCGTAACCAGGATGAAATTTCATATTCTGGTCCTTATGATGACTTTAAAGTTGCATATACTAGCGGGGCAAAAAATATGATTTCTGATGTTTCAGGAATTTCATCTAATGCAATAACGTTATCAGGTAGTGTTCCTTCTGAAATATCAGAAGGAAGCAATATTGATTTGATTAAAATATTAACGAAGTAGGATTAAATGCATGGAATATAGAACCGGACATTTTATTGCAAATGATATAACACCTTTCCTTCATGCGCTTTGTGCTGTGGCCGCACAGATACTGGTTGGCCTTTTTACCGGAAACTGGGCTTACGGAGCGATAGCTGGTTGTACGTTCTTCATTGCGCGTGAACACACCCAGGCAGAATATCGCTGGATTGAAATGTTCGGGCATGGCAAGCGTATGAATATGCCGTGGTGGGGCGGTTTTGATCCACGCGTGTGGGATGTGGGAAGTTTGTTGGATTTTTCTTTCCCAATTATCGGATGCTTATTGGTATGGATTCTTGCATCGTAGCGAACACATAATTACCGATGAGACAAAACTGAGACACACAAAGCTTTGTACTGAATTGCAAGGCTTTGTGCTCTTCGATAATGGTTAAGGTGGATCACTCCACCTTTTCATCAATCCAGTCCGCCCACCACTGCATCATTTCTCTGCGCTTATCGAGATACTGAGCATGGTTGTAAATCCCGCGCACAGATCCGCCGTTGGCATGTGCAAGTTGCACTTCAATAGCGTCAGCAGGCCATTCGTGCTCGTTCATAATCGTGCTGAATTCATGCCTGAATCCGTGACCGCTTTCCAGACCCTCATAGCCGATTTGTTTGATCACAAGCAATACCGCGTTCTCGCAGATTGGCTTCTTCTTATCGTTGCGCCCGGCAAAAACAAACTCTGATACTGGTTTGGTGATTGAGCTTAGTGTAGTGAGAAGTTCAACTACCTGGTCTGACATCGGGACCACATGAATTTTGCGTCCTTTCATCACACTGGCGTCGATGGTGATAATCCTGTTTTCAAAATCGACGTTCTTCCATAGCATGGAACGAAGCTCTTTCGTTCTTAGGGCAGTGTAGCGTAAAACCTTGGTAGCAATGAGCGATACGATACTTCCTGAAAATGTTGCAAGTGCTTTGTTGAATGCCGGGATCTGGTCGGCAGGTAAAAATGGGAAGTTCTTCTTGCGGTATCCCTTCATGGCGTCAGCAAGGTCAGGTGCCGGGTTATATTTAGCCCTACCAGTGACAATAGCGTAACGGAAAACCTCGCCGCATCTTCTGCGGGCTTTATTTGCTCGCTCCATTGCACCGCGATCTTCAAATCTGCGGATTACTTCCAGTAGTTGCATCGGCTCAATATCCTGAATTTCAAGACCGCCGATGATGGGTAAAATGTCGTCATCAAACATTTTTGCAAGTTCATTTGCATATCCTACTGACCAGACTTGCTTCTTGTGCTCGTACCATTCCTTGTAAATGGCGCTAAAGGAATTGTTGTTAGACGAAGCCTTTTTCGCCTTTACCGGATCGATGCCAACCGAGATCTCTTTCCTCGCAGTCCATGCTTTATCCCTTGCCTCCTGCAAAGTCATAAGTGGATATTTTCCGACGGTCAGGATTTTCTCCTTACCGTCAATCTTGTAGCGAAGCTGCCATACCTTTTTCCCGGATACAGGGACATAAAGGTACAGGCCATTACCATCGAGAAGGCGGTATGGTTTTTCTTTCGGCTTTGCTGCTTCAATCTGCTTAACGGTGAGCATGGGTAAAAATCCGGTGGGTAAAATTATTTTATCCACTTTTTACCCGTCATGGTGTGCGGCTGTCAACGATCTGACGCGAACCATGACGAACCGTGAATATACGGAAGGCTTGATATTCAGGGGATTTTGCGGACTGGTACGGATGGGAGCGAACTGATAAATGGTGTCCCCTGCAGGAATCGAACCTGCAATTAGCCCTTAGGAGGGGCTCGTTATATCCATTTAACTAAGAGGACAATGCGGCATGAGTATACCCGCTAATGGAGTGCGGGGTAAGTACGCTGCCGCTCGATTGCTTAAACCCTCGCCATTTATGCCGGGTTTTTATAATTTTTCTTAATGTTTTCCGCACGTTCTGCTTTTTGGCGTGCTTCTGCTTTACGCTTATTGCTCATGTCGTTACGAATCTGTGCATGACTCATTAACGCGAAGATAAAGGTGCCGCCGCAGATGTTCCCCGCTAAAGTAGGTAGTGCGAAGGGCCAGATGAAATCGCTCCAGTGCAGCGTACCGTTAAACACCAGATAGAGGATTTCAACAGAACCGACCACGATATGGGTGGTGTCACCCAGGGCAATAAGCCAGGTCATCAATATAATCACCACAATCTTTGCCGCACCCGCTGCAGGAAACATCCAAACCATAGTGGCGATCAGCCAGCCGGAAATGATCGCGTTGGCAAACATCTCGCTGGGGGTGTTCTTCATCACATCCATGCCGATTTTGACAAATGCATCGCGAGTTTCTTCATTGAAGATAGGCATATATTCAAATGCCCACGCCGCAATACCTGTCCCGAGAATATTACCCAGCAGCACGACGCCCCATAACCGTATAAGTAAGCCGACGTTGCTCATTGTCGGTTTTTGCATGACGGGTAGTACCGCAGTCACGGTATTTTCGGTAAATAATTGCTGGCGGGCCATAATGACGATAATAAAACCAAAGGTATAACCGAGATTCTCCAGCAAGAAGCTGCCCGGCACACCTTCCAGTTCGACATGAAATATCCCTTTTGCCAGTAACGAAGCGCCCATCGACAGACCCGCCGCAATGGCTGACCACAGTAGCGCCATTGCGTCGCGTTCCAGCTCTTTTTCACCATCCTGGCGGATATGCTCATGAATTGCCATCGCCCGGGAGGGGAGTCGGTCTTCATCTATTTCTATTTTTTTGCCGCGCTCTTTTTCTTCGCTCTCAACTTCAATTTCGTCGCTGTGTTGATCAATTTTGTCGTTGTCCAT